CTGAAACCCCATTTCTCCAGCATCCTTATCAGTTGGAATGATATTACGAACTCGGATACCATTCTTCATAAACCAATCGGTATGTTTAGTGGAATCTTCTACGGCATCCGAATCTAACATAATCGTTACATCCTTAACACCTTTCTCTAATATTTTATTTTTAAGTTTGCTAAGTAAGAATTTACCCAACAAAGGAATTACATTTCTCTTTACCGAGAATGAATCGAATACACCTTCAACTAAAGTAATTGGTTCGTTCCAATTTATCATATTCTCAAATACGATTACATCTCTGCTAATTGGTGGGTTCTTATACTTCATCTTATCATCTTCATAGAATGAACGAGCTACGAAGTAATTAAGGTCACCATTATCATCGTAAGAAGGTATAATAACTCTACCACCATAAAGTCCATCTTCACAATATCCGATGTTATACTTTACAATATCAGCTTGAGTGATACCCCTTTTATTTAAATAGTGTACTGCCTGATTATAGGAAGGACTAATACCCTTTGGTTTGAAGTAAAGTTGTTTGAACTCTTTTGGTAGTTGTAGTTTTGCTACATATTCCTCTTTGGAATCATATTCAGGTTCATCGCCATATACATCTTTTACTACCGATATATCTCTAAGGTCTACATTTAGTTTACGAAGTAGTGATGTAATACTTCTACCCTTAGAATCACATACCCAACAATGCCATCTTTGAGTATCTAAGTTTACTTGTAGTTTCTTTTTATGGTGGTTACAAAAGGGGCAGTAGTGTGCCTGTTCGTTCCCCTTTAACGAAGAACCAACACCCAATGCCGAATCTAATATTGTTATTATTTTTAGTTTGTTCTTACCCGATAGCATAATTTAGGTTATATCCACAAAAACTTATACAAATATACAACATTTTTAGGATATATCCAAATTTTTAATTAACCACCGTATGAATTTTTAATATCAATAAGAAAATCTGCTAAAAATTGAAGTTTATTAGCTATTTGCTCTCTTGGTTGGTTGTTTAAAACCATACCTTTTAGGTCTAAAAGTGATGCAGCTGCAATGGAGTGTGCATCGTCCTTTGAATTTAAATATGCATCGGAAATGCCGTATTTTTTACCAATTTCAGTAAGTGTCATAACGTTTGTTTATTAATATATATCCTTTCGGAAGAATTTTCCCATTAAATTTTCATTAATAGATTGTGGGTCAGATAAAACATCTAATTTAAACTGCCACCAAACTTCCCAATATGTAAGTGATTTTTTGCTGAAGCAGAATTGAATAATTTCTCTTTCAAATTCCTCAGCTCTACCAGCTTTTATCTCCGCTTTAATCCATTCGTTTGATGAATAGTATTTTTCCCAGTCTGATGCTTTACGAACTACTCTTTTACGAACCTTTCCCTTTAGCGGTTTTAATCTACGAACTTGATTTAATGATTTTTTGCCAATATAAAATTTACCCGTTGGAATATGTATAATTTTATAGACAAAACCAATAGCACCCTCTGGAGTGTTTTCTTCCGTAACCGTATTTCCCTTAAATTTCCAAGACATTATTTTGCTTTTACAACATCAGTATATTTTTTACCAGGATTGTATCCAGGTACCGCATTAGCGGGTGCATACTGATTTGCGCCTAATGCTCCATATCTATCTTTTTTCAAATCACCTTTCATTAAGTCTTTGGAACCCGGAAAAGGGAACTCTACACCAATTGGTGTTTTATCTTTACCTTTTGTATTAGCTTGAGAATCTTTTGGTTTCTTACTAAGTAAAAGTTCTAAAATTTTTGACATGTCAATGTTGTTTATATAGTAATAAATATAACCTATGTATCAAAACGAATAATAAAATTAACAGGATAGTCAGGAAGTGATTTAATTGGTTGTGGGAGTTTTGCCACCGCAATCATATTTAATTCATCATCATATAAACCAATTGTTGTAATAAAAGGTGCTAAATAAGAACCCGTTCTATCAATTGATGAACTATATTCGTAATCAGCAAATCCACCTTTTTTATTTGGGGTTAAAGAGGATGTAAAAGATGTTAATTTAATTTTTTTAAATGTACCATCACTGCTAAAATCTATTGCCGATGGGTTTTGAGATACATTGAATTCATTTTCCAATACTGATATGAATATTTCATTTTCATATATAGTTTTTGTTGAACGAAAACTTAAAGTAAAGTTTGTCAAATCTCCAACACCAGACCCACTTGTTATATCTCTAGTCAAAACAACTAAACCTCTATCATAAAGAATATTACCAGCTACATTACTACCAGAATCTAAAAGATTAGAGTACCCATCATCTGTGAAAGTTTTTGAGGTTGACTCGTTAGTAAATACAACAGTACCAGGTTTAATACCCTCTCCATAGTTTGATTGTAGAATTGGTAATACAACCAACTCATCTTCAAGATTTCTTTCATCAGTTGAAGCATAAGATTTTCTTCTACCAACTTCAGTTATTACTGATGCGGTTGCTGCATTTCTATAAAATTGTGCTTTAATAGAACGAAATAATGCCTGTTTTGAAATCCCATACGATTTTTCTTCTATTTCTTCATCGTAATTTCCAAAACTACCACTTTTAGCGAAAATTGGTTTAATATCATTTTCGTCTAATGTCCACTCTTTGTAGACTTTGAATGGTCTGGTTATAATATCTGATTTTGGAATATCCTTTAACATTATCAGCGAGTTTTGTATAAATATTCCTAAAAGAGAAAACCCCCTTCATCAGGGGGTTATCTATTTTAAGGTTTAATTAGCTTTTAATTAGAATGAAAGTTTAACTTTGATTAATATTTCTTTATCAAATGATTTTACAATTGGTTGAGAAGTTTTAGCTACTGCAACACATTCATTTGAATCATTGTATAAACCTACAGTTGTAACGTAAGTTTGTGGGTCAGTTTCAAATGTTGTTTCTACAAATGCGCCATCAGTATCCACATAAGTAGGATTGTTTGAATAGTTAAACTCTCTATTTGTTGCTCTAACAAAGAAATGTTGAGTAGAGATATTTTCAGTTCTACGTGCTTCAAAATCGCCACCAAACTTTATTGCGGAAAGTAATCTATATTGGTTGAATTGCTCTCTATCTTGTGCCAAATTACCAGCTAAACTTCCACTCATTAGATAGTTACCATCTTTAGTGTAGATAGTTTCAGTAGCAACTAAGTTTCCTACAACCGATGCAACTGCGTCTGCGTTAAGAACGATAATTCCTCTATCAGGATAAAATAATCCTAATCCTTCTCCATTAGAACCAGTTGGGGTTTTAATAGTTGCTTCGTTTTCAGTTCCTAAGTTTAAAGAACCAGAAACAACTTTAAATGTCCTTCCACTCAATCCTAAATCATCACCAAATTTCTTACCACTATTGTCAATAAATGTGAATGTACCGTTTGAACCTTGTAGTTTCAATGACCAGTTACCCGGATCCATTTTCTCTCTATAACGGCCTCTTGCGATGTTAATAAAATAAAGTGAATTTGCGTCTGTCAAAGTACCAGCTGAATTTTCAAATGAAAATTTAGTATCAGTTGGTTCTAACAGCATAGCTTTATATTGTGCGTATGTTGCTTTTGTTGCTAAAAGAGCAGAATCATTATCTGCTAAGTTCATAGAACCACTTCCATTTAGATGTCCATATGCAATTGCAAATTGAACTTCTGCTGAATCTGAATACGTTGCTGGACTATAATCATATACGTTAGCATAGTAATATCCGCTTTGTGCAATTGATTGTGCAGATGATGTAAAAAATTGTGTTAAAGAACCAGAATCTCCAGTCCAAAGACCAGTTGTAACAACTTCTATTTTTGCGTTCACCTTATCAAAATCACCAAATCTTTTATAAATACCGGTTGTAATACCAGAAGTATTTGTTGCAATTTGTTGGCCTGCAGGTAATACACTATTAAGAAGTGATACTATCTGATTTGTATCAACCGTACCAGAATTAGCTAATGCGGCTATCTGGGCGGTTACGTTAGGGTCATTAATTAGTGCCATTTTTTATTTCTTTTTATGCTTTATAAGTTACAGTCACAGGTATAGTTTGTGACCCTCCGGTTTCGTTACCATAAACTGTCAATGTAGTTGCTACATTAATTGTTAAGTTTGGATTTGGAGTGAATCTGAATTCTAAACCACTAACCACTTGTGCAGTTGTTGTAATTTCTTCACCTAAGAATACAGGTACTGTACCAGTTGCAGTAGCACCTCTTACTACTGTCAATGTTCCAGCTCTTTGGTCTGCTAATACAACAGTGTATCCAGCATTTCCGTTTCCAGCTGGCGATGTAGTTGGTAACAATGCAACACCACCTTCAGTTTGATTTACAGAGATTGAAGGTACACCCAATCTTACGGTTGGGATTAGAGTAGTTCCTTTTGGAAGAGTTACCAATTTGTATCTCAATACTTGAGTTTCATCTGGTGATGCTTCTGTAATAGGAATTGCTCTGATTGCAGAATCATAAAACGCAGAACCCTTTGGGTGCGCTGGTTCATATAATGTGTAATCAATTTCGTCATCTCCCAAAGCAAATTTGGTGATGTTTAAAGATTGACCAGATGCCAATTTTTGTCTACCTTTTTTGGTAAGGATTGCATCTACGGTAATTTCGGTATTATCTAAATATGCCATTTGATATTGTTTTTATGCTTTTATTTCTAAAATAAATATAACCATTTAGTATTTTCAATCTTAGTCAACTTCAAGTATTGGTTCACCACTACCTCTACCTGTTTTAGCCACTCTAAGAATGTTAGGATTAGTTGTAAATGTTTCTACAGGATCCAAACCATCTGGTGTTGTTGCTGCAGTTTGTTTTGAACCCTTAAAGTATGAACGTTGTAATCCTTCACCCAATCCATTTACAAATTTATAGTGTGTAGGAAGATAACCATGTATAGCAGTTACCTGAACTATATCATTACCAACTGAAATACTACCACTAAAAGGTAGCAACGATACATAGTATTTATCTTCGTATGTTGTTAAAGTAGAATATTTTATAGGACCAGATGTTGTTGCTGGATACCCACCTGTTTGTACTTTTTTCTTTTTAGCTTTTGTTTCTTTAACTAAGAAAGCACTAACCCTACTACCAGTTGTTTCTAAATTTCCAAAAGTTTCATCATATCTTCTAAAAATAGAATTTCCTCTTTTTGCATAAAGTCCATATCCTAAATTAGCTAATGAATTTTTTTCCATACCAATTTGTTCTACCGAAAATGCATCAACTTCACCATATAAACTAGCACCAGTAGGACATTCTATATTAATCGAACCCGTATTTGGATATGTAGGAAATTCAGTTTCTGCTATATTTGAAACATCATAATTGATAGTACCACCATAAGTAGGATTTGTTCCTTCCAATATTGTAATAGATTCAGCATCCACTTCACCATCATAGTTATTTAAATCACTATTTAAAATTGTTACATTTTTAGCGTCTAATTCACCTTCTTTTACCACATACTCTAATTCTATTTTATCATTCGGTCTATTATCAATATAAACTTCATAATCATTTCTCAAAGATTCTGGTCTATTCCATTTTGTTTTACTTCTCTCTAAGAAATGTGGTTCTATTAATAAACCTTTAGATACATTCGCTCTTGCTGGTGTAAGTTCAGTTAATACTTCAAATAAAGATTTATCAATATACTTTATTAGTTGAATATATTCATAAATGTTTCTTTCAAGTCTTTCAAAATAATAATTTCTTAAAACATCTAAATCTTTGTAATTTTCTCTATATTCATCCGTAGGATTTCCTATGTAATTATCAATGTTGAACTCACCAAACGCCTTTAATATATCCATATTCAACTCTTTAATTGGAGAGAAGAATAACCCAATACGATTTGAATCGATTGGAGCTCTATCAAAAGATTTTTCAGTTGCTCTAACTTTGTGAGAAAGATTTGTTTTTAATGTTTGTGTTTCAAATCTAATTTTGTTTGAATAGTTAAATCCCAAAGATGGTACAGTAGCCGTTACAGTCCTATCGTAAGGGGTGTATTGATAAGGATAAACCGATGCCGAATACATATTACTTGCACTAGCATAAGGTTCTCCATAACTTTCATTTATTGCTACGTTTTTAATATAAGGGTCTGCGATTCTATTTTTTGGATACTCAAAATCTAATCTAAACACCAAATCCGCTGTTGATGCAGTATATGAGTTACCATTAATTGCATCTGGAAATAATGTATGATTTTCAAATTTACTTCTTTGTAAAGGAACTTCCCATAAACGAAATTCATCAACGTTTCCTTCATATCCATTACCACCAATTTGTAAAGTTGAACCACTTTCCCATTCACTGTCAATTGTTAAAAGTGACATACTAACTGATGTAGTTATTCGTCTACCATCACTTGTTGCTAACCACACTTCATATAATGAACTTTCACCAGTATAGTTATACCTGTTAATACAAACATTTGAATAATTTTCAGTTGATATTGGAAAATCAATACTACCTGTCACCAAATCTGGTCCAAAAACATATTCAATTGAAGAAGTAAAATATGGATACCCCGCACCACTTCCACTCAATATATAAGGTGTTGTACCAACGTTACCCCCAAAGTTCAATTCTAATTTTCCAAAAGAACCAGTTGTTTTATACAAATTTAATTCCCATTGGCTTCCCGAAATTAATGTTACATAATTTGTTGGTATTTTTGATGGAAGAATTCTAAATTCAATACAATTTGGGTGTTCACCTGTTTGTGCGGTTATATGCCAAGGAACTTTTATGTTAGAACTTCCATTTTGATTTAAACTTCCTGTCAAAAATATTGCCGCAGTTCTGTCATCAAAAGTAAATTTAGTAGAACCACCCTTAGTTGGGTCTTGCGGACCACCAAATTCCATAATTGTTAACATGGATTGTGGTACACCATAACAAGCCATAACAGCTTTTAGGGCCCTACTCGTTCCTTTGTGTTTTAATATATACGGTAAGTTGTTTAATATTCTTCTCCACACTTGGTTGTTTGCTTGTTCAAGTGGCATAGAGTATAAAGATGTACCTTCTCTATTTGTACCATAAACATACTCCCAAAGGAAGTTTGTGTTAAATGCACGTTTAGGATTCCAACCAAATGAAGATAAAACAGGTTCTACAATAGAATCTACAATTCCTTTATATTGCTTTTCTTCAATTATTTTAGATTGTTTTAATGCGTTTATATAAACCCAAATAATATCAAAATGCTGTCCTATCATATCTAAGAAAACTATGAAATCATTATTTTCATAATCCTCTTGAATATAAAGTGGAATGTTATTAGATAAATAATTTGTATTGTATCTATCGTAATATTCCGCAGAAGCTAAAATCGTATTATACCAACTTACAGCTTGGGCAGTATCATATTTGTATAAAGAATATCTGTAAATACCATCCTCACCCTCTAATAAAAGTTTTGGATATGCTAACGAATGTGTTGAAGTGTATAACCATCTTTCAAATCCATCAAAGTTTTGAATGATTGTATTTATTTTTTTCAATAGAGTGCCTCGTTCATTTATAGTATCTTGACCATAAAAAATTGGAGTTTCATATTGAATATCAAAATTATTTGTTTCGGTTATAATAGTTTCATCACCATCAATTTCAGGTGTCAATGCTCCTAATGCATCTTCCGTTAATATGTTTCCTACATTATATGATTGCCCACTTATCAATTCATATTTTTCAATATAAGTTTGTAAAATTTCTAATTTATAAAGAAAATTATTAACTCTTTCTTCACCCGAACTAAAGTTTACAAAATTTTCCCATGTGTAAGTAGAACCACTAGCATACGTTATATTAAGTTTTGTTGTATCAATTCCACTATCCTGAACATATCGGTTGTATAATAAATTTGTTGAATACGAACCCGTAGATAACAATTCATCAAAGACTTGAAACCCTATTCCGTTGTCAGGCTCTACGCCAAAGTTTGGACCTTTTAATGGTTTACATCCAATAATATTATCACCAACCAATCGTATAGTATCAATTATTGGAGTTGCTAATGCTTTAGAAATCCAAACTTGTTGATTTACTTGTACGGATGTTGGAAGTGGTTCATATAATTTTAAAATTATTGAATTTTGAGAACCAGTCCATGTTGTTACTAACTTATTATCACCGTTATTAAAATGAAGTAGATGTGATAAATATTTAGAACTTTCTTCTCTTAAAATACTTTTATTAAATTGAGAAGTTAAAGCCTGTGCTATTCTATTTACTGCAACTGATCTTGGAATTGTATAATTACTTTTAACAAATTTAATTGTTATAAATTCTTCTTTTCCAGTAATCGTCTCATACCCACTTGTATTGAAAGGTACTAATTTTAAATTTAAAACAATATTTACTTTATCTTCTGAAATATTTTCACCACCTAATTCTAAAAGTTGTTTAACATTTAGTTTAACTTTACCATTTGCTGAAATTTGTGTATATTTCTGACCGTTATAAATTCTAACAAAATCCGTATCAACCGAATCATAGGAAATTTCAAAATCAACATCAGTACCTTTAAAATCAGGTCCAACTAATTGAGATGGGTAAGTTATATTTCTTATATCTGGTATTCCTACCCAAGCTTGAGATACTACATTTAGATTGAATTCAATAGAATCACCATCTCCCTGTCCATTAAAGTTAATTAAAGCCTGTCCAGTTCTTCTTTGTCTTGAAGGAACTAAAATAATTCTATAACTACCAATTTTAGTAAAAGCATCAAATGGTATATCAATTACTGCGGTTGCTTTTCCATCATCTAATTTAGAAAATTTAAAAACATCATTTCCTATATAAACCGAAAGGTCACTAACTAAGGGGTTTTTATTAATACCAATTGGTAATGATGATTTTGCATTAATATTAAATTTTTCCTTACCAATTTCAGGATTTATAAAAGATATTTCAGGTTTAACGGTATTTTGCGGAGAAACTATGGTTTCAACTTCAATTTTATAATCATCATCTGCAATTAAACTTAATACAGCACTTGAATTACCAGTCTGCGAAAGTCTAATACCACTATCTGAATTTGTAAATGTTTCCGAAATACCAGTTGAATCGGTTACAACAATCTTTGTTACCAAATACTTACTCTTATCTACTGATGCGATACTAATTTTAGTACCAATTAGTTCGGTAATGGTATATGTTTTATTTATAGTAAGTGGAGATATTGCGTTAATATCACTACCTATATAAGATACCGAATCAGATTGACCCGTTACATTTATTCTAATTGTAACTTCTTTTTTTGTATCATCTGGTGTTACTACCTGTGTTTTTTGTTCTAAATTAAAATTAAAATCTATAATTTGACTAGTAGAATTATCAATAACTGAAATTAATTGTTCTTTTTTATAATAATAAATTTTAAATGTATATGGTGATACGGAAGAATATATTGGTTGATTTGTATCACTAAAAGGTATATTAAAATCTGGTAATAATCTTGTTTGATATCCAAAAAGACTATCTCCAACAGTTATGTTATTAATAACATTAAAGTTAAAATTTTGATTATACTCTAATGTAACAACATATTTTTCATCACTTACATATCCATCTTTATTTACGGTAAAAGTTTTTGCTCCATTTTTTTGCAAATCTTCAAAACTAACATCAAATTTATCAGTAGTAAGTTTAAATGTGTTTTCAGAATTAACTAGAATTTGTGCCTCAACATTTGATTTAACATTTACAATAATATTTTGATTTTGATTTATAGTACCATTTGCATTTGGAGTATTTGACACAGGAATATTAGTGGTAGTACCAGAAGTTATACCACCATCACCAAAAAATGAGCCACCACCGCCAATTATAATTCCAGCACCAGTTTGTTCAAATGAATTAGTATCAAATGACGGTAAGCTAAAATTATTTTCAAATCTTTCCATTTATTTAATATTATTTTTGGTTATCTGGTCTTTCAAATTCAGTAAATGTTTGCTCTCTACCAAATCCAGTTCCAAAATCTCGTTCCACAACCTGTCCACCTCTGCTTCCTCCACCACCGCCTCCACCTATTGATGTTTCAATTATTATAGGCTTTTCATCAGCGGGTTTGAATGGTCGAACTACAACATCATCATAAGTTATAATCTCACCAGTTGTAGGATTTTCTTTTTCAACTGGTACTCTTATAATTGGCCCAACATCATCAACAGGTGTTGGTAAATTAGGATTTATAGGTCCTAAATCTACTGGTAATTCTTTTCTTAGCTTTCTTTTATATTCTAAACTTTTATCCGATACATCTGGATTCTCTTTGTATGTAACTTTTTGTTCTGGTGCTTTTGTATCAATCTTTATATCCGTTGCTTTTGTTTGCAATATCTTAGCAGCATCATCCATACTACTATCCGTAGCTCTTGTTGCTAAAGGCTCTAATTGTTCACTTTTTGGTGGAAGATAGAATGTAATTGAATTAACTATTAATATTTCTAACAATTTCATAATTGTATCTTCCGATAATTGTAAAGGTGGTTTTGTTGTTTTAGGTTTTCCGTAATTTGGGTCTTTTATATTTGAAATTCTATTTGTAAATTCGTATTGTGCAGATTCTATAAATTTTTTATGAATGTTAGCTGCAAACACATCGAAATTTTGTATGTTGTATTCACTCTTTAGTTTGTTATAAAAACTTTCTCCGTATGATTTTTTTATAGTATCAATAATAACACTTGGAGTTGTAGCTTCAATCATTTTAAAAACATTATATATTACATCACTTTTAAAATTACCATTTGTATAAAATATATTAAACCTACTTTTTAAATCATCTGCATTTGGACTATTTAGCATTGGAAATAATCTTACTTCGGTTCTCGAAGGTGATATTTCTCCTATCCAAGCCTTATCATTTTCTTTATATGAACCAAATCTTTTATTTAATAAAGATATTTGTGTTTTAAATATACCATTTGCATAACCAGCTTCTTTAATTAATCTTTCCACATCAACAAAAAATTCTTTTGGTAGATTATTAGCTGTCATTACAGTTCCTTCTGCAATTAACAAATAATCATTTATGTTAAAAGTTGTTAAAGGTATATATCTAACCAATCCATGATTTCTTTGTGGAAGTTGATTTTCCGCTGCATCATACATTATAAATTCAATAAAATCATCTTCACTCAATCCAAAAAAGGATTGCATATCACCTTGTTCAAAAAGTTTTCTATCCGTTGAATTAACACGATAAGCTTTGTTTTGAACTATTTCTTTAAAATTTTTTAATCCTGATGCTGCCATACTTAGTTACCTCCTGTCCATTTATCACCGGACTGTTTTTGAATCGAAACTGAAAGTGAAATATTTGATTTACTTGTTTTTGCAATTATACTTCCTTTATATGACCTATCAGAAGAAAAATTAACTCCCGCAGTAGGTCTAAACTCATCAATTTTATTTTGAATAGTTTCTAAAGTTATAAATTTGGTTTGTTTTGGTTTTAATACAAATTCTGCAATCTTTTTAAATGAACCGATTGTATCACCCTTTTCTTCAAAGCTTATTGTAATATCTTCTTTTGAAAAGTTATAAAATTCTAAATCAGGTCCATTAATCCAAGTACCTCTGCCATCATCCTTTGCTCTACCTCTAAATGTAAGGTCATTTTGTGCCGCTTCTCCTTTTTGCATAACTTTAATTGAGAACTCGGTACTCACTTTTGCACCTTCAGCCTGTTTTGCCTGTTTACCTTCAAGAATTTCTCTATAATTATCGTTTTGTTCTTTTAATGATTGATTTCTTGCAGTTAAAGAAACTCTTTGAATTGCTTCTGCTGTTCCTTTTTGAATGGCGTTTTGTAAATCAGTTACAATTGTTGATATTTTTAAATTAGATTGATTTAATTGATTCTCAAATGCGGCAACTCGTATTTTCTGAGCATCTACATCAACTCTTAAACTTTCAGATACAATTTGTAATTCATTTACTTTTGCTCTTAAATCTTCAACGATTGTATTTAATCTAACAACTTCAGCAGTTAAATCAATTACTGATTGCGTTACTTCATTATAAACAGGTCTTGGAACATCATCATTTGGTGGTGGAGGCTCTATTGGTATCAATTCAAAAATTCTTGTATCAACTGATTTTAAAAGTTCTCCCTCATTATATTTTGGTTTAGCAACTTTTCCAAATACAACACCATCTCTAATATTAGCCTCTTCAAAAACAACTATTCCATCGGTTGGTCTAAAAATAATACTGGAACCACTCACATTTAAATCTGCGAGAAATTCTTCATTTTTTAAACCAGATATGTTATTATCATTATATGCCATATTAGTTTGCTACTAATAAAAATTTATAATCTTCATCAAAATATTGAATACTACCATTATTATCTATTTTAAATTCTATTTTATAGATTCTATTTGCTTCCCAATTTGAAAAATCAATTTTAATATAATTTCCATCGGAATCACAATGTATTTTTGAATATTCACTAAACGGAATTATTATATCATCAGAAGCAAAATCTTTAATTTGAAAATAAGACGTTTCTGGTAGGTATTTAATAGTGTTATATGAAAAAGAATTTGTAAAAGTTTTTAAAGGATATAATTCTCTAGCAAAAACTCTTAATTTTTGTATAGTTTCTTTTTTATATTCTTTTTTAAGATTTTTTATTCCTATTTTTATTTCATTAGCAGTTAATGGTAATAATGAACCTGTTATAAATGACTGGTCATTCCAACCTATTCTAATTTTTGGTTGATAAATTGTAAAAGTTTCTTTACTAAATAATCTTACGATACCGTAATCCTCAGTATCTTTTTCTTTTTCAAAATCATATCTCAACATCAATCCATCATTAGGTATAGAACCTGTCATCCAAGTTCTTAATAAGGATTTTATATCCATATTAATATCACCTTTTTGATAATTAAAATTTTGTGATGAACTATAATTTATCCACCAAGTTCCACCAGAACCATCATTTATACTTGCAGTTGTAAACGAATTAAAATCATTTTCTAACCAATATAACTTTGTATCACCTTCTCTATAATTCCACGTTACCCCTTTTGTTGTTATAGCATCATATCTTGTACCTATACCCATTTCCCAACTACCAGATATTGGATTTGCATATATGGTATATTCTAACGGAATTTCTTCGGTTTGTGCTTCTTTTATTAAAAGCCTAGCTTCACTCATACCAATTGTGTTATTGGTAATTGAAGAAGATAAAAACCCTAAATCAAATTTTATTAAAGTATGAGATACATCTTTTACGTTTCCGTAAAAAACTTTACTAATTTCTAATATCTCATCTAAACCAGTATTTTGATTTGGTTGTTGTAAATAAACCGTTGCATCTTTTGATGCTGTTAAAAAATAATATGCCATTATTTTGCTCTGCCTTTTATGTCTGAATCTGGAAACTTAATTTCAAAAACCGATGGGTCTAAAGATGGATAAACAATCTTATCTTTAGTTGCTGCTTCTATATTGTAAGAATTATTTGAATATCTACCACCACATTTATTTACTATTTTTAACATTGAAACTGATTTTACTCCTTCAACATTTGCCAACAATAATTCTATTTCATTTAAATTAATAGTTTGATTAAATGTCCATCTATCTATATTAAAATATTGTTGCAAATCAACTATACATTTAGCAACAACTTCTGATTTATTGTAGGTATCATAACAGCAAACTTCAAATTCAATACCTATATTGATTACAAACCCATCAATCATATTTATACCATCCGTAAGTATTTTATACTCATTAAGATAAGTTTTCAGATTTTCTTTTACTGCCCTATTAAGTGAAGTTAATTTTCCATTTACATCATATCCTAACATATAGATATTAATTGCAAATGGATTGTTTTTTTCATTTTGGTTTGAGGCTTTTCCTAATAAAAATCTTTCAATTTGTGTTTCAACTATACGTCTCGTTGGTTTTTGTTGATTAGGTGTATCAATAAATCTCATTACAATATCAACAAATTCTTGAAGTCTATTTGGAGAAGCTAAAATAGAAGCTGGTGAGTTATTATCTAAACTACCATCTGCGGTTGCAAACGCTTTTGCTATAGCTCCATATTTTGCGGGCATTGATAATGTTCTTACTTGATAATCTTTGGATGTTACTGCTCTGTTTTGAGCATTGAAATTTGCCAATGCGTTTTCTCGTATTTCTTCTATGGTTTCACTTCCTCTTCCACCTGTTGCTGGAATTTCATTAGTAACTGCTACTGAATTTTTTAAACTATTATAAGTACCAAGTTGTGCAACGGTTAATGATGAAAAATCATCTTCATACTGAATGCCGGTAATTCTAGTCAACTCACCAGCTTCAACATTTGATGCCACTCCACCACCAATATAATATTTTACAGTCAAAACCGTATTAGATGGAGAAGTGCCATAAGTTTTTGTTTTTAAAAAATTAGTTGGGTCAAATGATTCTTCTAATCTGGCTATTGAATTTGGCAATCCCAATCCAACGTTTTTAAGATTTGGAATTAATTGTTCATCAGATGCAGTTGGGTCTCCTGCACCGAAACGAATTGTTGTTGTACTATCTGGATTTATTTTTGTTGTAAAACGTCTTGGAGTTTTTAAAGTTTTTAAAACGTATGGTACCGTATCTTTAAATTGAACTAAATCTGGATCATTTAATTCAGTATTAGGATAATCTAAAAATACCATCTCCTGTGCTAAATACGGAACTTCGTACCACTTATTACCGTTTGAATCTCTTACATCATAAATTGAAATAACATTTGTATCAGCTAAATCAATAGTTCTATACGGCTCATACACTCCAAACGAAAAATCTTCTTCTAAAATTGTAGCAGAAATTGCCTGAACATATTTTTTTAATAAATAAAGTGTTGGCTCACCTGTTATAGAATCTCTTTGATAAACTGTTATTTCTCTATTTGTTATATCAACAAAATCAACAACATCAGTAGTTATAAAATCAATACCATCCGTTTTAGATTCAATTTGCATACCCTGCTTTATTTTAAGCATGAATCTTTCATCAGCTCTATTAAATACACCAGTACCAATTGCAGGACATATTTGATATACGGACATAGTTGTAGTTGCAGGAGAAGTAACTTTTGGGTTATATCCCATAAATTGTGCAAGTGCAACTACATTTCCAAAATCACCAGCAGTTGTTAATAAAGATTCTTTAAATGTATCATCAACATAATATGATAACACATCACCAACGTAAGATGCCATTTCGATAAACATCATACCAGGTGATGCATCGGAAAAATCAGTATTAGTTTTAGGAAAATATGTTTTAGCAAATTCAACAAGATTTGCTTTGAAAGCATTGAAATCTTTATTGAGATATTTTATATCCTTTCCTCTATTAGTAAATGTTGTATTTTGCGGTGTTAAACTCATATTATGGTGCTATTTGTGTTACATTCATAGAGAGAACATCGGATTGATTGGTTGAATTATTCCTAAATTTTAAAGAAATATTTACCGTATTTTTATCCTTATTCTCATCACTCATGTCTACATTTATTTCATCTATCGAAACATTTGGTAGATATTTTTCTACAGCTTCATTTATTATATCTTGAATCTTTTCTTCAAATTCATCAGTTATTGGTTCAAACAAAACTGTCTCAATACCCGCACCAAAATCATTATTCATTAATCTCTCACCTTGTTTAGTCAATAAAAGATTTTTTATGTTGGATTTTAATTGTTCTAAAACAGTAAAATTTTGAGCAAAAGCAACATTTGTTATGCGAATTGGTATTTGTAGTCCAACTGCATAATCTTCATATTGTTTAGTTTCAATTAGAGGTTTTTTACCTAAAATAATTGCCATTACTTCTTAAATCTTTTAACAAGCTCTGAATAATCTCTATTAAAAGCTTTATCTAATTCAGCTACACCAGTTTGAACTCCCAATCCAGTCTTTTGAGCTCCACCAGCGAATTCACCATAACCCATTTTTTCAGCTATTGCAGTTCTACCTACGATTGAACCCATATCACCCTGTCCAAAACTCATTGTTCTAAAACCACCATCGTTTGATACTGCAGCTTTAGTTTCATTAAGAATTTGATTAATCATTGGGTTTTTTGTATAGGTTTTTTGTTCAACTACTTGAGATTCATCATCACCCAAAATAGCTTTTGCCATACTTAATCCTGTGTTTTTAAGTTGTTTTTGTTCGGAAAGAGTTTTCTTTAATTCCGATTTTACTACCTCTTTTATAACGATAGGAAGTTGTTTTTTTAGTTCTTCTTTAACAAGGATTTGTATAGCTTCTAAAAGTTTATCAGTATTCATATATCTTTTGTTATGTAAATAAATATTTAAAGTCTTTATTTTTAGGTTTATGATGAAAACATAGTACTTTCTTCAGCCCTTCTTCTTATTAATCCCTTATAAACCGTGCCATATTTATCGGTAATCGGTCCTTCTTTAATTTTTGCAGCAGCAAGAGCAAAGTTTTTTGCTTTTATTGCATCGGCAATTCCTAATCTAAGACTACCAGCATTATAAACGTAACTTATACATGCAGCTTTTTGTTTATTATTTAAAGCATCGAAAGTTGCCTGTGGTATTTGTTGGGGTTCGCTTCCAACTAATCTTTTCTTAAATGTGTCAGCAACTTCAAATTGTAACATTTTAAGGGCCGCCTCAACAGTAGTTCTATCACCATTAGCTGGTTGCTTTTCTCCAGTTTGTTTATAATATTCTGGGTTTGGTAAAACTTTTCTTACTTTACCATCACTACCAACAATGTTTTCAGTACCAAATCCTAATCTATATGCATTTACATCCCAAGTTGCTCTATCAGTAAATCCTTCTTTTTTTCCTATAAATTGTGCAGATAGTGTAATCCAATCTGCACTTAAATCTAAGTTACCTAAATCTACATTTACAGCTCCGGTAAATCCAGACGAAAAACCACCTCCACCTCCTCTAAATCCTATGTTCCAAGGTGTGCCCTCACTAAATTGTCCTTGAACTACAATATCTTCTTCGGAATTTACTCTAATTTCTTCATCCATTTCATCTTCACGTATTCCATCTACAAACACCTGTTCTTCAGTTGTGGCTGGTTTTGAAAATTGAGGTTCTACATTTTCTTTTGCAGGAAAATCATCTATTCCCAATTCTTTAGATGGAGTAGATGGTTGAACCGTATATCCTTTCCAAAATAGTTTACCAGGTAAAATTACTGGAGATGGTACAGTTGGAAAAATAGATGTTGTATCAACCAATCCTTGAATTGTTAAAAGATGTTCATTTGCATATCTGATAAATTCATCTACTATTAGACCCGTATTCTGAGTTGGATTAATTGCTGACATAATTTGTTAAATTAAAATGTATCCCCTTATTGTTTTTGGATTCGCAACATGCGTAGTAACCGCATCCGAAAAGTTTCCATCAATTCCATATACAACACCATTTTCAACTTTCCATACCATTCCTATATGGTCAAATCCATTATGTTCATTATTTAAACTTCCCCATCCATAAACTATTGCATCGCCTGGTTTTGGTAAATAGGTTGGATTTGCTCCTTCTCTCTTATCAACAAATCTATTATTTGCAACCGCCCAAGTAACCCAAGTTGGAACATACGCTTTATTTTCATGATTTGCTATTACCACTCCAGCTTCCTGCCACCAAGTTGTTACTGCACATGCACACCATGGAAATCCTGTTTTACTTCCTCCTGTTCCATTTTTTTGCATTTGTTTAATTCTATCATGACCAGTATCACTACCTTTAGGTACTTCTTTAACACCTTGTGCTGAATCATAAAGTGCAATTGTTACTGCTTTTGTTCCTAAACTTGCGTTTGCTGGGAAATTATTTGGAAATGGCACATATGCTACATTATACCCACCACTTCCAAATCCACCACTATCAAGACCTCCTCTAAATCCTATGTTCCAAGGTTTGCCCTCACTAAATTGTCCTTGAACTACAATATCTTCTTCAGAACTTACTCTTACATCATCATCTTCTTCTCCTTCTCTTATCGCATCAATTATTGGTGGCAATGTTGTTGTAATGGTTGTAGAAGGTGTTGGTGTTGGACTAGGTGTTGGTGTTGGACTAGGTGTTGGTGTTGGACTAGGTGTTGGTGTTGGATTAGGTGTTGGTGTTGGATTAGGTGTTGGTGTTTGTGTAGGAGCTGTGTTCGATGATTCCGATGGAATATATGGTATATCAATTCTATATTTTTCATTTTGTTCAAGAATTGATTGATATTTATTTATCTCATCTAAATGTGTACTTGCTACTACTGGTTCTTTTTGTTCAACCGCTTGTTCATATTTTTCTGTAGATGTTTCTAATTTTTCTTGATATTCAATTCTTTCTTTAGGTTTTAGTTCAAACGATGTCACCAATTGTGTTGCGGGTCTTTGCCAAATACCAGGATTTGTTACCAGATTTGATATAACTGATACATTTGAAGTTGCTCCTATTGCTGGTGTTACTGGAACTACTTCATTACCTAATACTGCAGTACTCCAATACGCTATAACTCCTTGCCCCATTTCTCCAACTAAATCATAAGGTTGAGATGAAGTTAAACCTTTTTGTAATGCGGAAAGAAAAAATTGTTTCATAGTTGCAACATCACCACTTCTAACCTTCGTACCATTAACTGTATCGAACCCTCTTTTTATTGCGGCATCATACTCATTAGCATATAAATCTGCTATTGTTTCAATGTTTTGTATTCCATCAGGATTATTAGCAACTCTTAGTATATTTTGTTTAAAAGTTTCCCAAGACATTATTTAGTTAATTTTTGCATTCCCCAAGTTTCTAAGTTTGGATGCTCTGCCTTATTATTTATTATAAATAACTCTACCGCACGTTGTTCACTAATTGGACTCGTAAATGCCAATGAACCTACTGCATCAACGTATCTATCACCTTCATAAAACAAAACAGAAATTCTAGGTTTTCTACCATCGGTGAATTCATATCTATATGATAAATTTCCCTTTGGTGTTACCGGTTTTCTTGGTACTGGATTTTGAACTGCAGGTGCCGGTGCGTAATCAAACTTTTTTTCTTCTTTTTCGTAAATTTTTGGTGTTGGTGGTTTCTTCGGTTCAAATTTTTTTAATTCTGGAAATTTTGGTTTTTTTGGTATTTTTGGTAAATCAGGAATACCCAATGAATCTTTTAATCCATTTAATAATTGTTTAATAGCCGCTGCACCTCCATTAAAAGCGTTTTCCAATCCTCCCTTAACTAATCCTTCTGCTTTTGCAGCATTTTGGCCTAGAGCTCCTTTAATTTGTCCTTGTCCTGCCTGTTTTGCTTTATCTAATTGTTCCGCCATACTATGCTGTTTGATTTATTTTACTCAAAATATCATTTAATTTTGATTTTATTTTTCCAAATTCTGGTAAATTTTTTGGACCTTCAGCACTTGGACCTGATGGGGTTAGAAAAATCATCGAACCTATTTGGTCAATTAATTCCGCTAATATTTCAACTAATTTTTGTCCCTTTACCATAGGTTCTAAATCCTTACTTCCTAAAAATATCGAACCATTTCCACTTACAATATTTACGTTCCTATTGTTTGTTACCACATGTATATCTTCTCCAACGTTTACATTTATACCACCTTTATTATCTATTGACATTCCCGCATCTGATATAAATCCATAATTCCCTTTGGAGTAAAACATCATCTCAGCGTTTTTTGCAGATAGAATAATTCTTCCACTACTTAACAACATTTGGTCACCCTTTAATTCGGTTGGATACGGTTTAAATGAATTTGGAGTTTGAGCAAAATCAGTTCCTCCTTTTTCATCTATTGTACCAGGAATAAATGGTAATACATGCTCACCTGAACCTAAAAATATAATAGAACCATCTCTATTAATATCTTCGGTAATAGAACCAGATTTAGCTGAAAAAATTTGTGTTGATGATGCTTCTCTATTTCTTATTATGATAGTTGGGGCAAATGCTCTGTTTGGGTTATTATACGCCGATAATCTTATACTTTGTCCAAATCTTGATTCTATAAGAGTATCACCATCATTAAGTGATAAGTGGTGTATATTTGCAGGTACAAACAATCTTCCGTATCCATTATGATTTGTACCAGTTGGTCCATCTAACGTGCTTCTTGGAATCTGAGTTTCACTTACGTTTGCAAAATGATTGGCCTTATCCCTTTCAGAAATATCTTTTCTTTCATCCGTAACATTTCCAAATCTAGCCATAATTTCATTTACAGCACTACTAATGTTTTTATTTCCCGAAACATCTTTAATATATCTACTATAACAATGTACACCCTCTATTGTTCGTATTTCAACTTTTTCATTTTTTAGTGGTAAATCAATAAAATTTTTATTAGATGGATATGCCAATGGTAGTTTTTCTTCAGGTGTATTAAAATCATCCCATTTTCTAAATTCAACCGCACCTATATCACTTGGATTATTATAACGTGGATGAGTGTTATCTAATATAACACTATAAACCACAGCATAATTTACGGCTGTTTTTGAATTATTTGTAAAATTATCCGTTGTTCTTGCCATTACTTAACTGATTTTTTTAATTCTTCCAATTCGAATTCTAAATCATCAACTCTTTCTACTTCTTGTTTTGTTTCTTCTAATTCTTTAAGAAGTTGATTTTTTTCAAACTCTGTCAAAAACCCATCTTGGCCTTCTGATTTCTTTTCGGATGCTACTATTCTTTGAGCAATCGTAGCTAACTTTACTAATTGGTCATCGTTTTTAACTGAGCTATCAATTAAGCCCTGTATAACAGGTCCTATGGTAGCAACATCACCTGCGTGCTTTACCATTTTCTTTAATTCCTCTATTAATCCACTTATTTTTGTTTTTTTGGATACCTGATTGTTGTAAATATCCTCAAATAGTGAACTGAGATTTTTTCCTTTAAATAATTCGAAATCTGTTGACATACTATATCATTTTTGTATGTCTATAAATATGTATAATGAAAAAAGTGATTTTATTCTTCTACCACTTCAATTTTTATCTTTGGTTGATAATCTTTAGGTAGTTTGTTTGTAATACCTTTAAATTCTTTAATTTTATTTCTAAAAATAGTAATTTGTAATATTCTATCGGTAAGATTCATAACTGTCTGAGATGATGTTGACATTTCAGATGTATCTCTTTTCATATTTAATTGAGGTCTTTTTGGGAAAAACTCTTTTCTCATAGCTGCCGCTATCTCTTTCCAATCTTCAACTCTATCAACTGATTTTTCAGCTGATATCTTTCTCATTTTTGATGATAGGTATTTCTCACCATGTGTGTATCCGGCATCGGTGAACATATGCCCATGATTTGTACGAACAACTGGTGATTCGGAGTTTTGTAGTTTTACATCAGGTTTATGTTTTGATGTAGTTTCAATACTAATTAAATGTTTTGGCGATGATACGAAAGTGTGACCTTTAAGAGATAAACCACTACTACCTTTATAAGATATTGCAGCTCTAACCGCTTTCATTAGTGTAGGTTGCTTTATAATGTTTCTCATCTTATTACCATCAGGACCCGGCTTACCACCTTTCTTTACTATCTTAGCTTCTGCTTCATCATGTCCAACAAGCAATGCTGAATTCACTACACCAATACCATGCTCATTTAATCCTTCACTCCAATCGGTAATTAAATCATGTAGATATGCAACTTCAACACCATCTATAATAGTGTGTACAATTTCAAGTTCTGGATTATACATTCTATCCCTATTTTTAGCAAGGATAAATTTATCACCAACTTCTTTTGATACAATAATACATTCGTTTATCATCTTACAGTACTACTAAATGCTTTTTTTAAATCGTATGTTTGTGAAAGGTCTATAACCTGTACTCTTAGTTTTGTCAAACCATGCTTTTGTTTAAGAATATCCATTACCTTCTTAGCTTCAGGCATACTCTTAGCTTTTGTATATGCTACAACTTCATCTCTTTCGCCAGGAGGAACACCCCATATAATGAACTCTTTTTCTTCTTTAAGTAGCGATTTTAAGGTTATCATTTTAATATTTTTTTAGAGGGTCTAACTGATAATCTACGTTTAAATAAATATCAACTTCATTTGGCGTATATAAATGTTTTACAACTTTATGTCCTTTTGATATTTTTATTTTTTCATCACTTGCTTGGCCTGCTTTAAAATGATTTGTTTGATGTATATCATGTTGATGTAATATAGTATTGTGTGGATGTGTTGGATGTGGAGACCAATCTTTTAAAGAACCTTTAAATAGGCTTTGTAATCTAGATTCTTCCCAAGCTTCAGCTTCATTTTCAGAATCGGCAAATGGCCACAAATAACCAATTTCACCAACATAGTTAGTGATACTTAATTCTTTTAATATATCTACAAGTTTTATCATTATCCTTTACAGGTTTTCCAGCCACCACCTTTTGATTTGTAATTTTTTGCAGCCCAGCCGTTTGCATAAGCCGATGGATATACATCAAACTTTCTTTTTGCTGCTGCTTTTGATGCTGACCATTTAGCTGGGTCAGTTGGACAATTCTTTTCTAAGAATAATTCCATTTTTTGTTCTAATGTTAATTTACTTGCCATATTTTCGTTTTTCTTTTTACCAGCACAATGTGCTTTTTGTGAAAATCCTTTTGGATTATTACAATCAATTGAGTTCTTATATTTTTGTGACCAATCTTCTTTTAAACTTCTTTTTTGAAGAACCAATTGATTTATCTGAGAAAACAAATCAGCAATATCTTTATCCAATTTCTTTTCATCGGAACTCATAGGAGTCTCTATATCTATATTCGAATACAGTTTCTTTTTCTTAGCAACTAATACGTCTACCTTTTTAAGTAAATTATTTTTTACTTTATCTAAATCTTTTATAATATCCTCTTTTGATGATTCTTTTATACCCTCACTAGCCCCTGTCTTTACAAATGTAGGTTTTTGTCCTTTCTTTTGTTCACCACCTTTCTTAGCATCTCCTGCTTTAGATTGTGCTGCTCTTTTTCTTTTTACAAATGCTGCTCTACCATCAGGTCCTAACTTAGCTGCTTTTTCTTTTGATAAACAAGCTGCATATGAATCACCTGCTTTACCATCACCACACTTACCTACCTTCTCACCTTTAGAGTTATATCTATCCCAACCACCACCAGTAGTAGAACCAGTCTTACCTTTACCAAACCACTTACGAAGGTCTTCGGCCATTATATCTCTTAATAGTATCATTAGATTCTTTCTTGATATACAATTTTACCTGAATTATCTTCGATTGCTAAAAATCCATTTCTGAATTGCTTCTTTACATCTTCGTAGTGTGCTGGAATTGCATCTCTATACTTTACAGGCTCCTGATGTATTACTTTTTTGTTTCGGATTATTACGATAGTCCAAGGTCCTGATTGAGAACCTTTCTTAACACCTGCCATAATCTTTGACCAATTACCTTCGTTTACTGATTCTACAACAGTATCTAAACTAAATGGTTTAATATCATATCCTCCACTTCCATCCTTAAACTTACCCAATGCTACTCCCTTTGTACGTGAATACATATCAAATACTACATCAATCTTTTTTCCGTTTTTTAATTTGATTTTAAGTTTATCACCTTTTTTGTATTTCTTTTCTTCATTTACCAATTCCTCTCTCAAATATTTAGGTGAATACTTATCGTATTTTGCAGTACCATTTAGAATATTACCTCTAGCAGTTTTAGCAGGTGTATTATATCCTGCTGCTTTTAATAGGTCTCCTTTTTGAAAACCTTTAGATGGGTTATCAACTAATGCAATAAATCCCCAAGCAGATTCCTGTCCACCTTTTCTATTTTTGTGAGTAATTCTTGCATACTTACCACCACCAGAAGATATAGTATATTCTTGGTCTGGAAATTGTTTGTTTAACTTATCAATAAACTTATCAATATCTCTTTTGATATCTTCGTTTAGTGTTCCTTCGGTTAATAATTTTTTTAAAGATATCATATTATTTTTTTACTTTGATTTTCCAATAAGTACCAAATCCAACATAAGGTGAGAATGCTCCATTAGTTCCATCGGTAGTTCTATTATTAACACCCAATCCTAACTGGTAAATTTTATCCTTCTTAGTTTTAAGTATTACACCAGCTCCAATTGCTGATACATAATCTTCTTTGTTAAATCCAGCATTCAAACCATAATATACTTGATTCTTTGCAGGTTCTTTAACAATAAGT